CTTGGTTTGGAGCCGTACCCCTGGTCCTCAAAGCTCTTAGCCTGGCTCAATGCCTTGGCCCCTACACACTTCCAGCTCTTGGTTTCGTGTACCGATGCTCTCGCGCTTTTGCCCTCTGCCTTCGGGTTCTGGGTTTTCTACGCGAAACACTGGTGGCATGCTACTTCGCGGTACGTGTTTGGTGCTTCGTGCAATTTGAGTGGGTATTGTTTGTGGTATTTGGAGTTGCGGCCGTTCCAGCTTCTGGTTCCCATCAAGACGCAGTTCTCGCCCTCGACCTACATGACCCTGAAGGGGGAGTCGTTGATGACCCCTATCGACTTCGACTCGGAGATGTCACTGCAAACCCGCGATACGGCCAATACGTTAGCGGAGTTGCTCTCCGGCTCAAGGCCGAAGGCTTAGGGTCAGCTGGGATGGACACTGCCGATACTCGCCGGCAGACATATGAGCGAGCGGTGAGGATGATGAGAGATTGGGGAGTGCGCCCATCTGCGATTGCGAACCAGGCCCCGGTTGCAGTCGTATTAGCATTCACACCCTGTCAGGGTGAGATTGCCGCCCGGCAGCTGGAGGCTTCAGCTGCCGTTACTCTGCGCAAGCGACAGAGGAGTGCCCGCTGGGTGGACCCCCGATCATGGTTCGCCCCGCCCTCTCCCCCCAACCTCGCCTAGGGCTGCCCGGTAGTTTTACGCGGGGTCAATACGTACGGAGCGTTTGACCCAAGTATCCGCGTAAAGCTGTCGGGACGGCCGTGCAAAGTCCGAAAAATTTTCCGCTTTCCATGTTCGGAGCGGTCTAGTTTCGGGGTCCATAACAACTCTGTACGTAATGTGTGCAGGAGTCTCACTGAACGTGTCCTACGAGAGGAGGTTGATGGCGAATGGGTCCCCGTTCGCCAGCCAACCGACCATGACTTCAGTGCTTGTGTCGATGAGTTTACAACAGACTCTGGCAAGTGGATCTTTCCGACCACCCCTATAACTGAGATCGATCTGGTCTCTTTGTATACGGGTCGCAAGAGAATCAACTACCAGCGAGCTCTGGACTCTTTGAGCATCTTCCCCGTCTGTAGGCGGGATGCTAGGCTCAAGACTTTCATCAAATGCGAGAAAACGGATTTCGCAGTGAAGGTGGACCCCGCC